CAGTCCTGGAAGGAGCAAGAAGCTCCTGGTCTCTACTTTAACCCGTAAAGGTTAAAATAGACCGCGGATTTCCACCGCGGCCAGTCAAATCGGCGCTTACGCGCCGACTCAGACTCTAAAGTGTCCCACTTGGAACACCTTAGACGCTTCTTCTTCCAGTTCCCCTTACCGTCGTGCTGACGGACAGGGAGACCAGAAGATAAGGCCATGCCTGACAAGAACGCAATGAGTAGTCCTGACGGATTATAGATGACTGACCTTCCGTTTACACGGATGGGGCCTCTATCCCGGATCCTGACTTTCTTTGCAACATTCTCATACTTGTTGTAGAGAATGCCTTGTGTATTTTTACACAAGGTCTTGACCTTAACCAGGTCGAGCGGGAGCCTGATCCCTGAGGCAGGATCTTCCCATGGAGGGATCTCGATGGTTCTATCAACGTGAGCTAGCATGCAACTCATAAGGTTGCACAGCACGATTCCAGTGCTAGCACTGAAATCGCTAACTAAGTTGATAGCGGCATACCAGTCTTGCACGCTCGTTAGGCGTGTGATATAAATACCACGGACATCACGACCTCGAAAGAAGTCGGAGCCGCAAGACTCGCGGAACGGTCCTTCAAAAAAGGACTTATCCACATTAACTCTAAAACCCAGGAGGGCAAGCAACCGAAGAACTCGGTAACGAGCTTCCTTAACGACGATAATATCATCGCCAAAGACTCCAAAGTTCCCTTGGGACCCTTTAATAAAGGGTATCCCAAGACTGTTATATGCGGACTTAACTATAGAAGCGAAAATGATCGTTTGTAGGGGGAACGTAAAACCGTTACCCATACTCGAAACCATTTTCAAATCTATGACGTCCCCATTATAGGATGTCACCGGCGATCGTAAGATCTGAAGCAAGGAGACTACATCCCGAGGGAAGCAGGCTCGAAGCATTCCAAGTGACACTGAGTCACTCGCCGACTCCAAATCAATTGTGCATAAGGAGTCGTCGAGCGAACCCAGACGTGCCATCTCACGGTTCCTATCAGGTTGTTTCGCTAAATCAATATTGAAGTAGTGAAATAACTGTCTAGTAAGCAAAGTACCTAAGCCTAGCTGATAAAACATATTCAGCGTTGGTTCAGTACAAATTGCACGTGAGATTCGTTCGTTCTTCGGCACGAAGCTTAATCTGCTACCATCGACAATGTACGGATCCCCGAATGTCTCACGACGAATAGTTTCGGCGTTTGACCATTCAGGCCATCTGCGCACATTGGTTCTGTAGTGATCTACAAGAACACGAGACGTTGTGGTTAGGCGAGAGGAGAACATCTTTGAATAGAAGTCCCCGCCCGCTGACATCAGGCTGGCTCCAGGACCACATCTACCTAAAAGGAAGATATCATCCAGAGAACCGACTAATGGCAATCCACCGGGATTAAAAAACCGGTAAATTACTTCTTTGAAATTACCCATTAGGGTCTCATCCAAGGAAGTTTCACAACCATCCACCCACGTACCAGCTAGCGAGTTGCTAGCCTGGAACTTAAGGAGGCATGCTAAGTCCTGTTCATCAGTATTCCGAGGTAAGAATTTCTTACCAAGGCTGTGAACCAGACTATATGCACACATGTCCAAATGAGTGAAATCCGGAAGGGGGCTCGGGCAGGAGCGATAAAACGCAACTGTCTTTGCACCCATAACGGTTAGGTCTCGGTCAATAGCGGAGTAAAGAGCAATAGGAATCTTATCCATACTGTTCCATTCCTAGTAGTATCAGTAGAAGGATCTACTTAACAGACGGAGTCTTATCTGGCAGGCAGTTAGCCTGATCATTTAAAACACAATCTGTTACATGGTGCGAGATCTCACTAATCCTATTACGGATCGTCTCACAGGCAGTAACCATACCACCTATGAGAGTGAGACCAAGGGCAACAAGAATCAGTTGCCATAGAAAGCGAAGCAAAGTTGCTCCTCTTTCACGATCGTGGAAAACCACGCTCGACTGTGGGGGTTCCAGCAAAGGAACCAGGCGATCACTCGCCTTCTCCCGACCGGGAGAACGCTCGAATATGCTTAACAATATCACATCTTCAAAAGAAGAATTATGACATTGAGGGCATAACATAGTATCTGGTCTTTCCTCCAGAACTATGTAGCTTTCGCATCGAGCACACAGGTAAAGCGATCCTCGAACAGGATCACTAACCGTATTCACGGCACACCTGTGACCACAGTATCACCAAGACCCGAACTGATTTGGCTAAGGACGCCAATCAGCAGGGACAACGCTGCGCGACAGTTTGGAGCATCGAAGGAATCAGCTCCAGCTGGCGTGTCAATATACAACCGACAAGTCATCGTTTCCGGTGGCTGGTTGGCTGCACAATTAACACCCTTACGGATGTTAATCAGCGTTGTGTTCTTTGGGATACTACCATAACGGAGCGTAACCGGGTTCGGAGCAGGGAGCGGCTTAAGAACAGCAGCTCGCTGCAACGTAGCGGTAAACGGATCCGAGACAGCATGGACACGGACGCCTGTTTGCGTTCCGCCAACGGCAGATACCGCATACTGACGACCGTAAACGACCGGCGCTACGTCTGTTAAGAGCGTATACGTCGGAGTAGTGAACCCGGTCTGGGCAGCCCCAGTAACGGGAGTTGTGACTGTTAGAGTCATAACTTTCCTCAGTAAAGACTACGTTAGTAAGGAGAGATAGCTCTCGCCTGAACCGCAAGTGCCAACATATTGGTCCATTGTCCGACTCCCGTCGGAATATGGAATCCAAGAGATGGAACAAGCGAAGGAGACGAACGTCTAGTAATAGACGTCTGAACTATCGTCGTTTTGCCCAAGCTGAGGTTAGAAACCGTTAGCCGAGGATTATGTGAGAAGTCAACAAAGCCGAAGGTAGTAGACTCAGTAGTCTGCTTACCAACAACAGTGTTGCCCCACCACCTAAGCCTAGACGTAGGAAAACTAACCGCCTGTACGATATTGCCAACATTAGCAAAATAGTCGACAATAAAGGACCACGGGATTAACTCCCACACAGTTGGAAGAAAATTAGGCCAATTAAGGCCTAATTTATCTAAAGAGAATTGACCTGGGTTTCCCAGGTCCATCTCTACGGCACCATAATACTTTACCCTAGACTTGACTTTTCGATCAAATAGAACATTGAACGAACCGACAAGTGCAGGCATAAAGTTAATATTGGATCCCTTAAGGACTGTAACTTCATCGAGTCCAAATCCTACGCAGTATTTGGAATTTCGTTGATTTACTATGTCACTAAGAGCTGCTCCTGCTGATTTAATATCAGAAAGGAGAGGTTTTACCCCAAATGTGTATTCGAGATATTGCTCAGCAATAGCACGTTCTTTACGCTGCCTATTCGCGCGTTTGAAACCTGGACGAGACTTTTTTAGTCCAGCCAGGTACGCTTGAGTAAGGTGCTTAAAGCCCATGCATGGCTTACGGAACATCTCGATCGTTTCTCGAAGCTCACCCAAGACAGTTCCGCCTTGAACGGCGGAAATGAAATTGGAAGCTTTAGTAACGAAGGCGGTCTTAGCTTGGTTATCAGCTAGTGTACTCACGGAGAACGTTGCCTTGTTTAAGGGTATTGTTCCCCAGGCCCTCAAAGTCGTAGAGCCGAGATTGGGATCCGAATCCGGAGCCCGCACGGTTTGTGTCAAGTTAAATGGCTCGCACTCAATCATAGCCGCTTCACGCGTATATGAATTTTGTGCATTACCACCCTTCTTGAACACCTGACGCCAACCAGGCAAATCAGAGCCAATCGCATCATCATCTGCATTTATAGGTACAACAGCGTTAGCTGTAGGACCAGTAATAACAGGTGGGAAATACTGCCCAAAACGGTCAGTACCTCCAGTATAGACCTGGTAATTAAACCAAGTCGTACTGAGACGATTAACTCTATGCTTGTTTGTCATAAGGTGTACAACTCCAAAGGAGAGTAACATAAGAACCCAGGTCACAGACCTGAGCCCCTAGGCCTAGCCTAGATGAAGCCCCCGCGAGG